AAATCGAGGCAGACGAGGCTCAGGTTGTTAAGATGGATTTAGATGAACTATACGACTCACAGATTGAAACACCTGGACTACGATGGAGATTAAAATGGCTAAACCAATCACTAGGCTCACTCAGACAAGGCGACTTTGGTTTTATCTTCGCAAGACCAGAAACAGGAAAAACAACATTCCTCGCAAGTGAGGTAACACAGATGGTTCAACAAACTGAGGGTGAAATTATTTGGTTCAACAATGAGGAACAAGGTAAGAAAGTTGCTATACGATGCTTTCAAGCTATGCTAGGATTAGAACTTGATCCTCTCATGAATGACAAAGAACACAATCAAGAGAAGTTTATTTCTCTTGGTGGAGGACGAATTAAGATTTACGATTTTGATGATTCGTCTCGAGCTTCGAGAATCGATGCGATACTCAAGGAATCTACCCCTGCCTTGATTATCTTCGATCAGATCGATAAGATCAAAGGCTTTAAAGCAGATCGAAACGACTTGGAGCTCAAGGCGATTTATCAATGGGCAAGGGAAATAGCAAAGAAATATGCTCCAGTGATTGCAGTATCACAAGCAAGTGGTGAGGCTGAGGGCAAACTATGGCTTACAATGGACATGGTAGATGGTTCAAAGACAGGTAAGCAAGGTGAGGCAGACTGGATTCTTGGTATTGGGAAGGAACAAGACAATACTTCAAGACTTAGATTCTTAAACATTTGTAAGAACAAACTGATAGGTGATGTCGATACTTTACCTGAGTTGAGACATGGATCTACACAAGTTCTGATAAGACCTGAGGTTGCTCGTTATGAAGATATTTAATGTAAAATGTAATGTGTGTGGTGAGAAAGCTACGATATACTATGAACATAAATGGTGGTGTGGCTTTGAGTCAGGATTTGGAAGTTTTAATATAAAAGGGGTATGTAGAAATGAAACATCTAACGCTAGACGTAGAGACAACGATTCAGAATAAGGGTAATCCCTTCAGTCGTTTAAACAAGCTGTGTTTGATAGGCTTACATAAAAATGGGATATACGACATCGAGTATACAGAACACCCATATCGAGATGACTTAGATCGTGTTCAGTCGGTCATCAACGATCATGACATGCTAGTAGGATTCAACATTAAATTTGATTTACATTGGATTCGTAAGTATGGCATAGACTTTTCTGAGAAAAGAATATGGGATTGTCAGTTAGTGCATTTCATGCTAACAGGTCAATCAAAACCATATCCTAGTTTGAATCAAGTCTGTGAACACTATGGACTAGAAACTAAACTAGACGTAGTCAAAGAAGAATACTGGAAGAATGACATTGATACCAATGAGATTCCTCGAGATATTCTTGATGAGTATTTGCTCAAGGATTTAGAATTAACAGAGCAAGTGTATTTAAAACAACTAGATGATCTTGAAGCTAATCCACATCTCAAGAGACTAATCAGCTTACATAATCAGGACTTACTCGTTCTCGAAGAGATGGAGTTCAATGGTGTTTTGTATGATCAGGACAAGTCAGAGATCTTAGGTAACGAATTGGAGGAACAGATTGCTAAACTCGATAAAAGACTTCATGTATTCCATAACTTTGACATGTTTAATCCCAGTAGTGTTGATCATGTCAGTGCCTTACTTTATGGTGGTACAATTAAGTTCCGTGTTCAGGAACCTGATGGGGTATACAAATCAGGACAAAAACAAGGACAAGTAAGACTTCGATGGAGAGACAAAGAGCTAGAATTACCTAGACTTGTTAAACCACTAAAAGGATCAGAGCTCGAGAAAGAAGGATTATATTCTACTGATGAACAAACACTTCGTAGTTTAGGAGGTTCAAAGAAAGCATCAGAGGTTATAAAACTAATCTTGACAAGAGCTGTTTTAGAGAAGAGAATGACAGCATACTACAAAGGTTTAGTTAATTTGATTAACGAACAGAATTGGGAAAGAGGTCATATTTACGGACAACTTAACCAGTGTGTAGCAAGAACAGGTAGGCTATCCAGTAGCAAACCTAATTTACAAAACTTTGATAGTGAAATCAAAGGTTTATTATTATCAAGATACTAGGAGGAATTATGAAAGATATAGAAGATAACTTTTTACCTGATTATGATCAAGGTATGCAACAACAATTACAAGAACAAGAAGAAGCATATATTGTTCATTCAGTAAATGACATTAATTCAATCATTCAAGAGGTAGGTGTTGAGATAGTTATGGAACATCTCAGTGACTACTCTCGAGAGCAAATGGTTAAGTGGTTAGCCAAACATTATTAATGAGTCATAGCAAAAAGACAAGCATAGCTATACAGGGCATCGATGATTACTTTCGTAATACATGTCCTCGTAGTGATCGTTTAAACGATTTGTATGAGCACATTGAAAAGATGGGTCTTCACAATGCTTGGGTGCAGTATGTGATCAAGGATATTGAAGATGTAATTAACATAGAAGGACCTGAATATATCATGAAGCATCTTTCAGTTTCTTCTAAAAAGAAGTTAATAGATTTTATTAAGAGGCACTACTAATGTTATTACAAGCAGATGCAAAACAACTAGAGTGGGTAGGTGCTAGTTATCTGTCTCAAGATCAAGTAGCGATTGATGAGATATGGAAGGGCACAGACATGCACTCTGATAATCAGAAGAGGTTTGGATTACCTAGTAGACTAATTGCAAAGACTTTCGTATTTAGATTGATTTATGGAGGCAGTGCATGGTCATACGCTAATGATCCCAACTTTAAGATGTGGGTAAAGAAGACTTTTGGGAAGATGTAATTAAAGAATTCTATAATAAATATAAAGACTTATATCAGTGGCACGAAGAGATATTCTTCAAAGCTAAACGTGATCATAAGTTAGTTATGCCTACTGGTCGTACTTACTTTTATGAACCTGAGGTTAAGTATGGCAAGATGAAGTATCCTCGAACTAAGATATTAAACTATCCAGTTCAAGGATTAGGTGCAGATTTAATGGCGATAGCTCGAGTGTCATTGAGGAATCGTCTTAAAGGTCGTGATGGAGTGAAGATGGTGAATACTGTTCACGATTCCATTATCCTTGACTTTGATCCAAAAGTGTGGGATAATATATCATTGGTCAACATTGTTGATAAATGTTTCGAAGATGTTCCTAATAACTTTAGTAAGTTGTTTGGAGTAGATTTTAACTTACCTATGCGTGTCGAGTGTCAAATAGGACAAACATGGGGTGATATGGAGATAATAAATGCAAATCACAGTAATTGATGTAGGACAACCTAGTAGTCATGCTACTAAAAATGGTAGATCTTATCAGTCTATGGAAGTAACTTATAAGAATGATAATGGTCAAGTACAATCTAAGAAACTAATGTCATTCAGTAATCCTGATGTGTTTAAACAAGCTTCATCATGGAAGAAAGGTGATACGATTGATGTTAATACACAGAAAGATGACAATGGTTATTGGCAGTGGGTTAGCATTGGTGCTGACCAAATAGCACAAGCAACAAGTAATACAAATAATACAAAAGCTACTACTCGAGTAACAGGTAGTAACTATGAGACTAAAGAAGAACGTGCTCAACGTCAAGTTATGATTGTAAGACAATCTTCTATTTCTTCTGCTATTTCAGCTTTGACTGCTGAAGGTAAAAGCCCTACAGTAACTCAAATCTTAGGTATGGCTAAAGAGTTTGAGAACTTTGTAATGGGTACAGAAGCTTCATCGATTGATGACTTACAGGATGACATTCCAGTCTAATGAAAGCTTTAGTCGACATGGATTTAGTGTGCTTCCGATGTGCAGCGAGTGCTGAGCAAGATGATGTAGGTATTGCTATATATCGTTTAAACGAGCTGTTTGATCAGATAATTGAGAAGACAGGTTCTACAGAATACCAAGCATTTCTTACTGGTAGTCGTAACTTTAGGAAAACTATTTATCCTGAATACAAAGCACATAGACGAGCACCTAAACCTGTGCATTTAGATGCGTGTCGTGATTATGCGATGCAATCTTTAAATGCAGAACTTGCCCCTGATGGATTAGAAGCAGACGATGCTTTAGGAATAAATCAAACAGATAACACGATAATATGTTCCCTTGATAAAGATTTACTCCAGATACCAGGAAGACACTTCTCTTGGGAGATCAGTGGCAAAGGATGGACGAGACCTGATACTTTTGTTGAACAAACAGAACTAGAGGGTCTTCGTCTATTTTATGAACAGTGTCTAAAGGGTGATACATCTGATAACATTAAGGGTATTGAGAAGATTGGCGATAAGAAGGCAAAAACTCTCCTAAGTTCGTGCTTGTCAGAACTTGATATGCTTAGTGTTGTCAGAGACCTTTATGGTAATGATGATGAGTTTCTCATGAACGCAGGATGCTTATGGATTCTACGACAAGAAAACTCTTACTACAAGGATAGATTTGATGCCCTTATTCAAAAGTAAGTTTGAAAAACAAGTGTGGGATAAACTAAAGAAAGTATTCTCTGCTTGTAAATATGAACCAAACAAATACTCTTATGTACAACCTGCCATAGAACGAACCTATATACCTGACTTTAAACCTGGAACTGCTGAGATCTACATCGAAGCTAAAGGTAAACTAGATTTAGAGACTCGTAAGAAAATGGTATGGTTTAAACAGTGCAATCCTAAAACTCGTATTATATTCTTATTTATGAATCCTGATGTTAAGATTCGTAAAGGAAGTAAAACAACGTATGGTGATTGGGCTACTAAAGAAGGTTTTGAGTGGCTAGATTCTAGAAAGGATTGGATTAGTGATTATAAAAAACTTTGTAAGAAATTCTGATGGTAGTTGTTCTTTTAAATGTGAAGTCGATGACTTAGAAGCAGAAGCTCTTATCGAATTTGCAGTAATGAATCTTATTGACATGGGTATAATTAATGTCGAAGATCGAGCAGATATTGAATCAGAACTTGATATATTTAAAAACTCAGGAGGTAAACTTTCATGAGAAAACACATGGTGATACCTGATTGCCAAGTAAAACCTGGTCATTCAGTGCAGTACCTTAAATGGATAGGTCAATATATAGTTGACAAACAACCTGATGTTATTGTATGTATAGGAGACTTTGCAGATATGCCTAGTCTGTCTTCCTATGATACAGGTAAAAAAGCCTTTGAAGGTAGAACCTACAAGGCAGATATTAAGGCAGTACATAAGGCGATGGATGCTTTGACTGGTCCTCTTGTTCGATTACAAAACAGACAACGTAAAGCAAAACGTAAGCTTTATAAACCTGAAATGATTCTAACTTTAGGTAATCACGAAGATCGTATTGATCGAGCTATTAACAATGATCGTAAGTTAGAAGATTTAATTAGCATAGGAGATCTTAATTATGAAGAATATGGTTGGACTGTTTATCCTTTTCTTGATGTGGTTGTTGTTGATGGTATTGCTTACAGTCACTATTTTGCAAGTGGTGTCATGGGAAGACCGATTACATCGGCTAGAACGCTCCTTACTCGTAAGCACATGTCATGTTTTGCAGGACATCAACAAGGTAGACAGATTGCCTATGGAGCTCGAGCAGATGGACGAGAGATTACAGCCATTATTGCAGGATCATGTTATGAGCACGATGAAGACTATTTAAGTTCTCAAACTAACCAACATTGGAGAGGTTTCTATATGCTCCACGAGGTTAATGATGGAGCTTTTGATGAGATGGCAGTAAGCATTAATTATCTTAAACAAAAGTATGGAAAAAAGCTTGACAAAGCTGTTTAAACGAGGTATAATATTATGATACACCCATTAGAAAAGATCTTTCAAGAAGCAGTAGAGCAAGCATCTGATGGTAAAGGTGAAGAAAGGCATGGTAATGGTAAGTGCTTTCTCACACAACCTTGGGTTAGCTTAGCAGACACACATGGTACAGGGTTTCTTACTGGACAAGCTCAGAAGAAGATTATGGAAGCAGTAAAGAACAAAGAAGAAACTAACTATCTTTGGTATAAAAGAGAGATGTTAGGAGCTATAAACTACTTAGCTATGGCATTATTATATGAAGAAAGGATAGAAGATGGTCGATACTAACCCACATACTGGAGAACGAATCACATCAAAGCTTAGAGATAAAGATAAGTTTGATGCTAACTTTGATCGTATCTTTCGTAAAGACAAGAAAGAAGTAAAAGAGAATGATAAGAAATCTGACGTTTGAGGAGCTCAAAGAAGAGCTCTGTAAGATGGAAGAAACAGAGTTATTAGAATTATTAGATATTGAATCTGAGGAATTAGTAGAAAAGTTTCAGGATAAGATAGAAGATAATCATGATAAACTATTAGTTGAAGTTGATAATTTAAAAGAGGAGATAGATTTAGATGAGTAATTTACCTAGTGTATATCAAGACGTGATTGCGATGTCTCGATATGCAAGATTCATACCTGAGAAAAACAGACGAGAAACTTGGAGTGAAACAGTTGATCGTTTAGTATCTTACCTAGAAACAAAAACCCCTGAATTAAAGAAGGAACTTAAAGAAGTTAGAGATGCTGTTCTTAACCTTGAAGTTATGCCTTCTATGAGATTATTAATGACTGCAGGAGAAGCATGTGAGAGAGATAACATCTCTGCTTACAACTGTTCTTACTTAGCAGTTAATAATAAACGTGCATTTAGTGAAGCTCTATACATCCTGATGAATGGGACTGGTGTAGGTTTTAGTTGTGAGAGACAGGAGATTGATAAGCTTCCTGCCATACCCCTCGACCTAAAGACCTGTGATGACTTAATTGTTGTCGAAGATAGTAAATTAGGTTGGGCAAAAGCATTCAAGAAACTCCTGTCATCACTATATGAAGGTGACATACCTACGTTTGACTTCTCTAAAGTACGTCCTGCAGGAGCAAGACTGAAGACATTTGGAGGTCGAGCTAGTGGACCTGATCCATTGAAAAGACTATTTGATTTCGTAACGGAGACGTTTAAACACGCTAAAGGACGTAAGCTAAACTCTATCGAAGTACATGATATTATGTGTATGGTTGGTGAGATTGTAGTTGTTGGAGGTGTTAGAAGATCAGCTTTAATCTCTTTATCTAACTTGACTGATCGCAGAATGCGTGAAGCTAAAATGGGAGCATGGTATAATGATCACCCACATAGGGGTCTTGCAAACAACTCGGTTGCCTACACAGAAAAACCTGACAGTGAAACTTTCATGGAAGAATGGGTATCATTGGTTAAATCAAAATCAGGTGAACGAGGTATCTTTAATAGAATCGCTGCTCAGGATCAAGCGAATAAATGGGGACGTAGAGATCCAAGTCTTAGTTACGGAACCAACCCTTGTTCAGAAATTATACTGCGTGATAAGCAGTTCTGTAATCTTACGGAAGTGGTCGTTAGAGCAAATGATACAGAAGAATCACTTGCAAGAAAAGTTCGATTGGCTACTTTACTTGGGACTATTCAGTCGACACTAACAGACTTTAAATTCTTATCTGCTGAATGGAAACAGAATACAGAAGAAGAAAGATTACTTGGTGTATCAATGACAGGCATCATGGATGCTAAGATTACTTCTAATCCTGATCCTAAGATGTTAGAAAGGTTAAGAGATGTCGCAAGACAAACAAATGAAAAGTATGCGAAGAAATTGGAAATCCCTGCTTCTGCATCAATTACTTGTGTTAAGCCTAGTGGTACTGTTTCTCAGCTTGTGGACAGTGCTAGTGGTATACATACACGACACAATGACTATTACTATAGACGAATCAGAATGGATAAAAAGGATCCAATCTATACGTTCTTAAAAGAGAAGGGTGTTTCTGTAGAAGATGAAGCATTTAGACCTGACTCTACTGCTGTATTTACTTTCCCTATGAAAGCTCCTAAAGGTGCTATACTTCGAGAGGGTCTAACAGCATTAGAACAGTTAGAGAACTGGATCATCTATCAACGTCATTGGTGTGAGCATAAACCATCTGTAACAATCTCTGTTAAAGATGATGAATGGGTTGAAGTAGGTGCATGGGTATGGAAACACTTTGATGAGATTTCAGGTGTATCATTCTTACCTCATAGTGATCATACATATCAACAAGCACCATACGAAGATTGTAGTAAGGAACAGTATGAAGAGCTTCTAGCTAAGACTCCTAAGACTATTGATTGGACAGAGTTTACTGAAGAAGATGATAATACTATAGGTCAACAAACTCTTGCTTGCACAGCAGGACACTGTGAGATATAATATGATTACAACAATACAACCTATATGTGGAGTCCAACTTGGTGTCGAGTTTACAGAAGCTGAAGTGAATGGAATCGAAGTAGGATATTGTCTAATTGATTTATTAATTATTAGAATACAATTAGCGTGGTATAGATCATGAAAGTATGTATAATTGGTTCTCGCTCCATTGATAAAGCTGAGATAGTCTTCCCTATCATTGATCGCTTTATAAAGGAGCACGGCACAGGCACTCTCACTTTCCTCCTAGGGAGTGCCAAAGGTGTCGATCCATTATCTAAGAAGTATGCTGAGGCTAGAGGAATAGAT